TGGCGACAGGGTAACGGTACGCTGTGGCAGCCCAACCAGCGGGTGATTGTCTTTGATCCGGTCTGTGGTTTCGACAACACCGAACTGCTTGTTTCGGAAGTCACGTTTACTCAGGACCAGAACGGCACCCTGACGGAAATCCGTGTCGGCCCACCAGATGCTTATCTGCCTGAACCCGAAGCCCCCGGCGCGCGGAAAAAGAAAAAAGCCAGAGTACAGGAGGACCCGTTCTGATGAGGACGATTGAAGCCATGCAGCGACAACTCCTCGGCCTGATTGGGCGGGCCGTGGTGAAAAGCATCAGTGCCGCCACGAAATGTCAGACCGTGGATGTGTCCCTGATTGCCGGTGAACCCAAAGCCGGGGTTGAACATCTTGAACCCTACGGTTTTACTGCAAGGGCAAACAGTGGTGCGGAAGCGGTGGTGTTGTTTCCGGATGGCGACCGTTCTCATGCGGTGGTTGTTACGGTGTCGGACCGTCGCTACCGCCTGAAAGGGCTGCAGACGGGGGAGGTGGCTGTCTATGACGATCAGGGGCAGTCCGTGACGCTGACCCGGGAGGGGATTGTGGTGGACGGTGCAGGTAAAACGATCACGTTTCGCAATGCACCTGAAGCACGTTTTGAAATGGACCTGGAAGTGACAGGACAGGTGAAAGACCTGTGCGACTCCGGCGGCACCACCATGTCAGCGATGCGGCTTGCCTATAACGGGCATCGTCACAGAGAGAACGGTCAGGGCAGTAACACCGACAAACCTGATAAATCGATGGAGGCATGATGGAACTGTGGCTGACGGTGAACGGTAAACGCACCTGCGCCAGCGCACCGCTGGATCCGCTGACCCGCGCCGTGGTGATTTCCCTGTTTACCTGGCGGCGGGCGGAGCCTGATGACAATGCCGACGTCCCGATGGGATGGTGGGGGGATACCTGGCCTGAGGTACAGAATGACCGTTACGGCTCCCGACTGTGGCTGCTTCAGCGCAGCAAACTGACCAATCAACTGGTGCAGACGGTAAGGGGGTATATCCGCGAATGCCTGCAATGGATGATTGATGACGGCGTGGTGTCCCGTATTGATCTGGATATCCGCCGCACCGGGATTAATGAACTGGGTAACAGTATCACTCTCTGGCGTCGTGACGGACCGGTAATGATTTCTTTTGATGATCTGTGGAGTGCGATAACGCATGGCGGACAGTGAATTTCAGCGCCCGACGCTGGCAGAAAATATCAGTATGCTCCGTAACGATTTATTCGCCAGGCTGGACGTCAGCGACACGCTCCGGCGCATGGATGAAGACGTGCGGGCAAAGGTGTATGCGGCGGCGCTGCATACGGTTTACGGGTACATCGATTATCTGGCAATGAACATGCTGCCTGACCTGTGCGATGAGTCCTGGCTGGCGCGACATGCTGCGATGAAACGGTGTCCGCGCAAGGGGGCCACGGCTGCCAGCGGGTATATGCGCTGGGAAGGTGTCAGCGATGGCCTGAAGGTGACCGCCGGAAGTGTTATTCAGCGCGATGACCTGGTTCAGTACACGGCAACTGCCGATGCAACCAGCACCGGTGGTGTCCTGCGCGTGCCGATCGCCTGCTCAAGTGCAGGCGCGGTCGGTAACGCTGACGACGGTACGTCATTAATCCTGGTCACGCCGGTTAATGGTCTGCCGTCTTCCGGCGAGGCAGATACCCTGACAGGTGGATTTGATACTGAAGAGCTGGAAACGTGGCGCGCCCGCGTCATTGAGCGGTATTACTGGACGCCTCAGGGCGGGGCTGACGGGGACTATGTCGTCTGGGCTAAAGAAGTGCCCGGCATTACCCGCGCATGGACATACCGACACTGGATGGGAACGGGGACTGTCGGTGTGATGATTGCCAGCAGTGACCTGATTAACCCCATTCCGGAAGAATCAACGGAAACGGCGGCAAGACAACATATCGAGCCACTGGCCCCGGTGGCAGGCTCTGATTTGTATGTATTCAGGCCGGTGGCGCACAAAGTGGATTTTCATATCCGCGTGACGCCGGACACACCGGAAATACGGGCTGCCATCACCGCGGAGTTGCGTTCATTCCTGCTGCGTGATGGTTATCCGCAGGGAGAGCTTAAGGTATCGCGTATCAGTGAAGCGATTTCCGGTGCGAACGGGGAATACAGCCATCAGTTGCTTGCTCCGGCGGACAATATCTCCATTGCAAAAAATGAACTGGCGGTTCTGGGGACGATTTCATGGACGTGACAAACGATGATTACATCCGTCTGTTGTCGGCACTGTTGCCCCCTGGTCCGGCGTGGTCAGCCAGCGATCCGGCGATTGCCGGTGCGGCACAGTCATTAACCCGTGCTCATCAGCGTGCGGATGCCCTGATGCGGGAGCTGGATCCGCGCACCACCACCGAACTGATAAACCGCTGGGAGCGTCTGTGCGGCCTGCCGGATGAATGTATTCCGGCAGGGACGCAGACCCTTCGCCAGCGTCAGCAACGGCTGGATGCGAAGGTTAACCTGGCGGGTGGCATCAATGAGGATTTTTACCTTGCGCAGCTTGCTGCCCTGGGCAGACCAGATGCCACCATCACGCGATACGACAAAAGCACGTTCACCTGCTCATCGGCCTGTACTGACGCGGTGAATGCGCCGGAATGGCGGTATTACTGGCAGGTCAATATGCCAGCTGCCACCAACACCACCTGGATGACATGTGGCGATCCCTGTGATTCCGCACTGCGTATCTGGGGGGACACCGTTGTCGAGTGCGTGCTTAACAAACTCTGCCCGTCGCATACCTACGTAATTTTTAAATATCCGGAGTAATTCATGCATCGTATAGACACGAAAACCGCGCAGAAGGATAAGTTCGGCGCGGGTAAGAACGGTTTTACCCGTGGTAACCCCCAGACCGGCACGCCTGCCACCGATCTGGATGATGACTACTTTGACATGTTGCAGGAGGAGCTTTGCAGCGTGGTGGAGGCATCCGGTGCCAGCCTGGAGAAGGGGCGGCATGACCAGTTGCTTACAGCGCTTCGTGAGCTGCTGTTAAGCCGCAAGAATCCGTTTGGCGATATCAAATCGGATGGCACGGTGAAAACGGCTCTCGAAAACCTTGGTTTGGGAGATGGCTCGGGGCGTTACAGCAAAACTGTCGTTTTTTCATCGTCGGGTTCATATACGTGGCCAGCTGACGTAAAACGAATTGACGTTATTCTGACTGCGGCGGGCGGCGGTGGCGGTGGATGTAACGCGGAGAACGCAAATCAGACATTTTCAGGGGCTGGCGGAGGAGCCGGAGGTACTGTTTTTGCCACTATTTATGCGACAGACAACGATGCCGGGCCAGGGACCTATACAGTGACAATTGGTAGCGGTGGTAGTGGTGCCAATGGGCCAGGGTCTGGAAATAATGGCGGTCATAGTTCGTTCATGACATTAACTGCGCTCGGCGGCCAGGGTGGGCAATGGGGCGGCGCTACAAATACCGCTGGCGGGCTCGGTGGTTCAGGCTCTGGCGGTTATAAAACTGAACAAGGCGGAGACGGTTCAGACGGACAGGCGGGCCAGGCGCTATTAGTAGGCAATGGGGCATCGAGCTATTGGGGTGGCGGCGGCCGCGCTGGGCAACTGAGCGGTAATTCTGGAGTTTGCTCTGGCTCCGGCGGCGGGGGTGCATACGATAATAGCTATTCACACACGTCAGGACGTGGCGGGCACGGAGCTAATGGCGTGCTGGTAATTCGGGAGTACATGTAAATGAATGATGTTTATGCAGTTGTTGATAATAACGTTGTTATTGATGTCATTATCTGGGACGGAATTTCTGAATGGAAACCAGAGGCTGGTAATTTAGTTCCGTTAAACGGCGATGCTGGCATCGGTTGGTCATATTCAGACGGAGTATTTACCGCGCCACCTCCCCCAGAACGCTCTCACAACGCGTTAGTTGCGGAGGCTGAGCTGCAGAAATCAGCACTACTGACCGTAGCAAATAACGCAATAGCACCGCTGCAGGATGCCGTTGATTTGGAAATGGCGACAGACGATGAACAGACGTTACTGCTGGCGTGGAAAAAATACAGGGTACTGCTGAACCGTGTTGATACCTCAGCGGCACCCGAAATAGAGTGGCCTACGCAACCGGGGGAGCGGGCCAGTTGATATCAGGCGCAGGGGCAGCATCAACTGCTGTCACTGCGTCGATGTAGTCGAGTACCGCATTCAGCCGCCTTTTTTCATCATCAGTCAGTTTGCGGCCTACACCTCTCCGTTGACATCTTTGTTATATGGTACAACTGCGCAGAGGCCTGTCTCTCCAATTGTGCCAGTTGAATACTACGATACAACGCTAGGTCTTCCAATATGGTATAACGGCACAGCTTCATCATGGCAGCGAGCTGATGGAACAAATACTTGATTAATTTATGGCGCATCAATATAAAGTATCGATGCGCCATAATAATCACTGACAAATGTTTTTGTCAAAATCAACTACAATAATATCATCATATGAGTATAAGTTATATTCATATGCTCTTTTAATCTTTGCGGTTGAGCAAAAGGTTTTTTCATTTAACACACTTGCAATGTTTGTATTCCCAGGGTGTTTAAAGTAAACTCCAACTCTATTCATATAAGGGAATGGCCAATCCCAATTATAGAAATACTCTGGGAAAAATCTAGATATTAACGGGTAATTATTTCGTGCGTTTACAAAAACATCATTGTCTTTCTTTTTACCATTAAAAATAAGTATCTGATTTGTTTTTCCGCTTAACTCGAAAGCATCATTTTTAATCTGATGAAACAGAACTGTGGTTATGTTTTTTTCTTCTGTCATTGCATTTGTGTATGAACATAAAAAACCAAAAACATAAATCAGAGGAATTACAAGTATATATGTTATTGAATTTTTTGTTTCTCGCGAGAAAAGATAAACAATCATGAATAAGAACAACATCGTAGCAGAAAAACCGATCATCACTCTTGGGGCGTCGATGTGATGCTGAAGTGGTAATAGAGTAGCAAAAGACAATATCAAAGCTGTTACTGGTGATGTTATTGTAATTAAAAAATTAATAATACCAGTAATACTTTTATTAGGTATTGATTTCTTTAGCGCGATGAATGTCGTCATTGCAATGAAAAATAAAAATATTACTATAAACGCAACTCGTCCTGATTCCCCAAAAATACCACTAGATATTGAATGAAGATAAAATTTTAAGTTTTCATATATAACTGAAAAAATGCCTTCAGTTTTAATTGATGGGTGATCCGGGTCCCCAACAACAGTTAAAAATAAAGGAATAACCACCAAAAAATATAATGCAACACCTATAACTAATGATACCGTCTTTTCTATGAGGTAAGTTAATAGATGTCTGTTACTATCTGAGTTAAAGTACATGTAAACATATTTACACAGAATAATAACCAGCATGAAATTTAATGATGCTTGGTATATAGACAATATAAATAATGTTAACAGGGCGGCAAAAGAAATATTTAAAATTGTCTTTTTGAAATTAAATATTACAACTGAGAATGACAATGCAATACTTATGAACATCGGTAAAACATCAAAGCGATACATTGCATTTTCAATTAAAAATGGGCTTGATAAAATACCAAGAGGAACCAACAGTCCAATAAATTTATTATCTGTCGATATAAACATCCTGCTAAAAAAATACAGGCAAACAGATATCAAAAATACTGATAATATTGCAGGAAATGGGAATAAGTCCGTTATGTGCATGTTGAAATTCAATGCAATCATCAACATTTCAGCCAAAGGTCTACCATCCCTAGCCCATCCAGTATACCCCCATATAGCTCTTCCCTGATCATCTACATAATGAATATTTGCCATGATGATGGGGGTGAAATATATAAAAACAGATATCAAGAACCAATGGAAAGGTGTTTTGTTTTTATTTGCAATCATTTTTCTGATCCTTTAAAACATATCTTGGGCGCTGCTTAACTTCAATATAAATACGTCCTATGTACTCTCCAAGTACACCAATACCAATTAGTTGTACGCCGCCAAGAAACAATATTGATACAAGAATTGAAGGGTATCCAGGTACATTATTACCAAAAATTAATTTATCAATTATCATCCATGAACCGTATGTAAATGATATACATGCAATAAATAACCCAATATAGGTCCACATGCGAAGCGGGAATGTTGAGAAGCTAGTGATCCCTTCCAGCGCCAAGTTCCATAGCTTCCATCCATTGAACTTTGTGCTTCCTGCAACGCGTTCTGCTCGCGCATATTCTACGACATCGGTTCGACCACCAACCCAGCTCAGCACACCCTTCATAAACAGGTTTCGTTCTGGCATGAGCTTAATATTTTCTACTACTTCGCGAGACATGAGCCGGAAGTCGCCAACATTCTCTTCTATCTGAGGGTTGCTGATTTTGTTATGAAGTTTATAGAACCACTCAGCAGATTTACGCTTCAGCCTGCTGTCAGTGGAGCGGTCAGAGCGTTTAGCCAGAACCATATCTGCACCGGCCTGCCATTTCTCTATCAAGTGAGGAATAACTTCGATAGGGTCTTGCAGATCAACGTCAATCGGGATAATTGCCTCCCCGGTAGCATGGTCCAGACCTGCGAACAGGGCGGGTTCTTTGCCGAAGTTACGTGTGAACGACAGCGAAACCACAAGCGGGTCGGCAACAGCAAGCTCGTTGATAATTGATTCTGTAGCGTCTTTGCTGCCATCGTTTATGAAGACTATCTCGACTTCATGCTGCTGAAGCCCTTCAAATTCGCGCACGGTTTTATAAAAAATAGGTATCGTGGCCTCTTCGTTAAAGACCGGAACGACTAAAGAAATTTTCATTTCGCATCCCTAAAGACAATGAACTTTGAATAGACGAAACCGCACACCAGGCTGATGGCGGAGAAGGTGACAAGAGTTATCATCGGGGGAAGTGCGCATCTATCAGCAGCCCATCCAACAGTAGCACTCAGTGTTCCCATGAACCCGACATATAACATGTAGCGCATCGTTGTAGTTGATGCTTTGAATGTGAATTTTGCATTCGCGAAGAAGCTAAAACTCACAGCCACAACGAAACCTGCGAAGTTTGCCAGAGCCTGATTGGTATGCGCGGCATAGATACATACACCAAAAACCACCCAGTGTATAAGTGTGTTCAGCACACCAATCGAGGTGTACCTTGCAAATATATTTAACATTTATTTAATCAATGAGTTCTGAAAGGTATGAAGTCTATCATCCAAGTCTCAATCGATCGATACTTGCGGTAGTTGATGAGGAAAACTCTGGTACACAAAGCTTTGCACTGGACTGCAAGGTGTTGTGCTTCTCTGGAGTGCGATATGTTTGATGACAAAAAATTAGCGCAAGAGGACAAAAAATCACCTTGCGCTAATGCTCTGTCTCAGGTCACTAATACCACCTAAGTAGTTGATTCATAGTGACTGGATATGTTGTGTTTTGTAGTATCATGAAGTCTATTTTTTAGACTAAATGTATTTTAACACATTGATATTATTGGCTTTTTCTGTTTCGCGTTCAGCTTTTTTATACTAACTTGAGCGAAACGGGAAGGTAAAAAGACAAAAAGTTGTTTTTAATACCTTTAAGTGATACCAGATGGCATAGCGCCATCTGGCAGAGTGA